CTAAGAAGGCCAAACTGTTATTTAAAATCGTCAAGTGCTAAAGGGAGGCCCGAAGGCCGTTTTATAACATTTGATAATAAAAAACGACCAGAAGGCCGGCGAGTTTTCGGTCCGCCCCATCCTGCACGTAGGTATGGAATTGTGTTTGTTTAGGCAGGTGTTCTCTGCGCCAGAATATACGCTTCTGGTTGCGATGCATGGTGCAAGCACCTTCCACACAGAAAGAATCAAAAAGACTCGATCTCCGTGTGAGACTCTAGTTCTGAACTAGGTACAGGGTCTGCTGTAACAGTTCTTGTTGGTTTGTGTGTCACTACACACTTACGCTGGGACAATCGACGCCGCTGGCAAGTAAATGAGTGTAGGACAACACAGGAAAAAGTGGAGTGAATAATCAGTTCCGATGCTGAAATAACGCTCCACAGCAAATCCATCGATCGAATTGTTCACTGAATCGTATGGGAACTCCACAACAATGTTGTCATAAACTGCGCCATCATATCGTGGTCCGGTCGCAGACGGAGCAGACATCTCTCTCTGATCTGTCGTCTGAAACTTGAAGGGCGTATACGATGGAAGCGAGACACTGTGACCATTGGATGTGTGCGTGTGCGTCAAAGACGAGCCCGCTCCAGTGGAAGTACTGTTTCGCCAATACCCGGCTTCAATGATGTTGGCGTTGGTGTTTGGGCCTGCTTCATAGGCTGCTGAATAGCCGGGAAACTGGTAATTGTACCGAGAAATCCGCGACGTGATAGCTCCATTACCCTTGTGTGGGTTGAAGGTCCAATGCATGGAACCTCGTTGAGCCAAGAAGCAGTTTGCCAACAAATGCCAAGGTGTTGTGAGAGCAAAGTTGAATGGGAAGTTGGACGCCGGTACGGTTGTACCTTTTGCTGAATTCCACCCCGCAGGATCATAACCATAGTACAGTGGGAATCTGGTCTGATTGATCTTGAAGGTACCGACAGTGTTAGCCGCAGCTGGTGGAATGTAGACCGTGTCCAGCAAATTCTTTCGCCGCAATAGAGATCGCAACGACCGAACAGATTCACCGAAATTCACCAGTTCCCGATGGGTTTCAGAGCCGCCACTCTTACCCATGGACATCGACTCAACATCACGCGTTTCTTGATATTCTTCCGATTGCAGAGCAAAAGGTGTCAAATCATAATTGCCAACTGACGGGTTAGCAAACTCTAAGTTCTCGGCGCCACGCACAAAAACCTGAATTCCAACGCTGGATGTGGTGGTGGGTCCCGACAGAGCCGTGAGAACCTTGAGTGAGATCATGCCATTGTGAAATGTGTCTGGCAAAGTGACCGTGGGCGACGCGCTGATCGACCACGTAGTATTCTCAATCAAGGAGTTGTTGTAACACCAAGGCAAAGCTTGCTGGTAAGGAATGCGGAACTCCACATCAGTCTCCGCACCCAGGTCCACAATTTTGTTGAAAACAAAGGGACCTGTATCACCGCTTGTCTGCACTGCCGAAGCGTACGGATCGTAGCTAATGCGCACTCGTCCTTTGTGGAATGGAGTGGCAATGAAGCGAAATCTGAAGATGATGTCCCCACGCCAGTTGCGGAATAGGGTGGACAACAATCCCATCGGCGTGAAGTCATACGCAGAACTGGCAATGGCTCCCAACTGTGGTGTCACTCTGCTTGTGAACAATGGAGCATCAACCGCAGTAGCACTAGTCCAAGAAGTACCTGTCAAGTACGACTCTCGTTGTGCAAAATTAGTTACGGCGAGCTCATCGGTGCCATCCAGCCCTGCGATAGCTGGATCAATAGACAACTCGTTCTTCGGATCAAGTGCCAACTTCTCAAATGGAAAACCAATTTGCGCTGTGGCCAACTGTGGGAAGGGCGAACTCCGGACGGGCATCGAATCAGATATCACGGGGACATCGGTGTACCCAAAGAGAGACGCTATCTTGCTCACAGCTGAAGCTCCTATAGAAGTAGCTTTGGCAAACTTCCCGATGATTGGAACATCCCCCAGCTTTCGTGATGCGGCCGCAATGGCCGAAGCTGGAAGGGAGACTGGTCCAACTCCATACTCGTCCGATTGAAGGGGTGCAGCCAGAGTGGGTCCAGCAAGAACAACATCTTCCATCCAAGCGTAGGCCTGAACGGAGACAGAAGCCGTGGACCCGTTCGCACTAGCTAATGAGTTGAAGACTGTCAGGGAAATGGTGCCCATGTTGTTGAAATCCGCAAGTGAATTGATCCTCATGAACGATCGCGGAAAAACGAAAGGGCAAGACAGCACCGCTCCCTCACTGTGTGCTGGATCAAGCCACACTCCCGGCAGCTGCGAAATTGGAATTAGCTGATTGGGGAATGTCGAGAGGCTACCACCATATCCTTTGAAGCTTGACAAGGGTAGGTACATCGCTTTCATTGAACCATACAAGAACGGAGAAGCATTGAGAATGAACTTTACCTTCAACGTACCCCGCAGGAATGCGAAGTTTGTGATCTTCCGCAGAATGGACGAGTTGTTAGCGAAGTTTGCCCACACCGGCGATGCGAACACTTTGAAGCCAACTGGATCAGCCTGCGCCCAGGTAGTATTGAGAATGCGAACTGGACGAGACAGAAATGCTGCAAGGTCAGCAGTTGTTTGGGCATCTGCTAGCTCATAATCAAGCGGAGAAGTGGACGAGCCAACTTCATGACCTGGATTGGCGTCAACGAACGATGTGGTCTGTTCCTCATCAATGGCCATCTGAGGAACTGTAGGCGCTAAAAGCACCTCTTCGGACTGCAGCATACAACGGTTGGCCGCACAACATCCGGATTCCACGCACTCTGTGGTGTAGTGCATGGTTGCGTCACACTGCGGACAGTGCAACTGGTGGGTGGAGACGGTTTCAGACTCCTTCCTGTTTTGTTTTGTTTTGTTCATTTGATTCGCAAGTTTTTATTAAAATGCAGAGAATAACTCATTCCCCTGCAAGTGTTTTCGTTTCTGGGGCATCCCTAACCCTCACTCCTAAATAGGCGAACCTCCTGAAAGGTGGATTTACAACGCGCGCGCACTCTTACTCTACAAGAAACTCATAAACATATAACGCACAGATCGCACACGAGGGTAGATTAATTTGGCAGCACGCTGCGCGGGTGCTCTGACTCACACCCAAGTTCGGCACTGATGCCTTCTGACGCTTCCCAAAACCTATCTTTCAATTGCTCCCATGTTGGAGCTCCCTTGTAGGTCAGTTCTTGAGCCAGATCGTTTTCAGCTGCCAGGTTGAGGATCCAGGTACGCTCTTCCTCAAACCTCTTCTTGCCATACCAGAACCACTCATTGATCGCTGAAGACATCACACTTGCCATGTGCAATTCGGGCGATTCAGTATCCGATGGATTGCATATCAAGAGCATCTTGCGGATGGACTCTTCTTCAAGCGGGCATACGATCGCACCAACATCAGCATCCCACCGCCAAGTGCGCTTCAAATAAGACACATCTCGGATGTGGATGAATGGTTTAGACTCACTGTGCTTGTCAGCCATAGTGTACTCTACACCAATCTGAGTCATGGCATTCTGGATAGCTGTGTGATTGAACCACTCAGCTTCCCGTGAAACTCCCATAGCGTTGTCATCGCCATAGGTGAGCAAGTTGACAAACTCCTTGAATCGACGCGCTTTCTCGTATGTGGATCCATCAAATGGGCACAGTGTCACGAATGCAAACCGCATGTACAGAGCGTTGACAATGCAGTTGATGATGACCGTGAAGGGATGGCCCGAAGGGTTGGAGCCCATGAACATGACGAGATCGCCATTGAAGTTGGTGAAGGCGAAGGCTGTGTCTTCCGCAACGCAGTCGATCAGAACGAGTTGTTCCTCAGTCCACCCAGCCCGCTCAAAGATGCACCTGAGAATCCAAAATGCCAGCAAGATGATCAGGGCTTCCATCTTCTTGTCAAACTTGCCATAATCTCCCGCAACCAATCTGTCCACACCGTGTGCCGTCAAGAACTTGTAGTAGGCTTGCCACTCAAGAGACTGAACGGTGCAACCAGGCGATGCTTCAAAGATGAAGGGATGTTCCTGGATGAGCTTGACGATCGGAAGCATGTACTTGCGCACTACAAAGCTCCAATCGGCTGGTGCAGCAGAGAAGACTCGAACCTTTCCCTCGGCTATCTTGTCCAGTGCTCGGGGCTCATCCTTCAGCTGTCCACAGAAGACCGGGGCGACGCGAATGCCTTGGCTGTAGCACTCCTCGATGTACGCGATGCGCTCCATCACTTCTTCGCTGAAGTACATATCACCTTCTTCACCCGAGAGAAACGATTTCTTGGTCTTGTTGTACGGCTCGCCCATAGACGACTTGAAATTCATCTTGTCAATGAACCGCACACCTTGGATACCGTTGATGGTCGCCTTGTTAGACAGTGGCTCAAGATTGTCCAGTGCACCAGCAGGCAACAAGCTCAGAATGTCATCAAGATAGGCACGTGCCACGTCCTTCATGAGACTAGGACTCAGTGCTCCGAACTTCTTCTTCGTAGAGTCCAATAATGCCAGTCGCCATGGCCTCCAATCGCGAAGATCAGGAGATCCAAACTTCAACTCCCAGTCCCGTTCCTTGGCGATCTTCTCGCTCAGCAAAGTTCGGCGGACCTTGGAGCGCGAAGTAGCCTGAAATCCATCAAAGCTTCCATAACAGGCAATCGTGCCGTCTTTCAGCCAGCGAAGTGGTGATCTTTGCCGGAGCGGGACCAAAATCTTCTTCCGTGAGGGAGCGCTGATCTGCGGCGTTGCACACTGAATGATTGGTGTACCAAAGTGCTGAATGGCCTTGTCAACCATATCACTGTCAATGGATGCTGCCCACACTTGATTGTCTTGCCCCATCACATGGATCCCCAATATTGCAGCCACTGGCTTGTGACTGATGAGGGGAGAACCGCAATCTCCCACCACAGTGGGTTCGTCAATGTGTCCTGTCCAGACATAGAGATGCTGGTCCAACTCACGGACATGCACTTGACGGTACTCGGCACACCGGACTTTGGAGAACTTGGTGTCGATTCCTTTAGCGCGTGTGACGTACGTTGCTGTGTAGGCTCCACGGAGAGTTGGTTTGCGGATCAAGCTGCGAAGATCGCGCCTACTTGACCAGCTGTGCACCTCAATGAAAGCTACATCAAACTCAGGCATCCGTAGGATATCTTCCTGTCGCAAGATGAACGTCAAATTGGGTGAGGCTCCCTGAGTGTGTGGCATGACAGAAAGTGTGATCTCAAGAGTGCCCTCTTCAAACAGTGTGTGATTATTCATCATCCACAATCGTCCACATGGACTGAAAGCGTTACCTTCTCGCGCTCTGATACCATTTGAAACCTTGACTCGAGCTGTGTTGCGTTCGATGATCTGCATCAGCTGGTCATGGGGAAGGTCAGCATATGACACATTCAACAAGGTTCGATCGAAAGACGACGTTTGATAGTCATCTCGCTTCCATACGTTCTCTTTATCCGTCTTTGGAAAGCGATCATCTGGTACACTTTGGCGCAACCCTTGAATCTCTGGCACCGGCGTTTTGTAAGTCTTGTACAGGCCGTAAGTCACTACCAGGGAGGAGACAGCAGCAATACCACCAAGTACATACCTCCACCGTCGCGACATGTAGCTGACGCTGACAATGTCACCAAGCCAAGTGTAGTAATCTCGCCGATCTGCAGTGTACATCTTGAATCCCTTGAAGACAAGTTTGCGAGCAATTTGCCACTCCATCACGCTGTGAGTCACATTGCGCACGACCTTGGACCTCATGTACACCTTCAGGTACTTGTCAACCACCCAGTTCACACACATCGTAGTACGCGAAACTTGAAATTGGGCTTGACGAGCCACAATCTCAGCAAGAACCTCAGCCATCGCAATGTCCTCACTCTGAACTTCGGGTGTGACACCGTTGAGAGCTTCGACGATCTTGATGGGGGCAACAACGCTTGACTTGATCACACCACCTTGACGAACAGTCGTCTTGAGCATGTAGTTGAAGTCTGACTTTGGATCATGGTATGGCATATACACGTACTCCCATGTCTGATTGCCTTCCGTTTCCGTGTGTGCGTAGGTGTTACCCATAGTTACTCCATTGGGAAGAGCATACTCCCGAGCTTGAATTCTGGGACTCTTGCATCGAAGAATGGGTTCCAACGGAGGGGGCTCCATCAGCATGCACACACACCTGTGATCAATCATGTGACAAACCTTGCAAACTTTGAACTCCTGCATCGCTGCGACACCAGTTCCAGCACGGTCCTGAATGTCACGGAACTGATGAATAGTTGTGGCTAACCAGGACAGAAATGTGTTGACATCAGTGAATTGCTGAACCAACTCATACTTCGCCATGTTGCTACCACCGGCAGCTACCACTCGTTCTACATCAATGACCCAGAAGTCTGGCCAATCTGTGGTGATGGGTGGGAGCTTTGACGGATCAATCATTTCCGGGTCATCATCTCGCGCGTACTTACCTTTCGGGGAGACATTGAGAACGAAGGGAAAACGACGCTGAACCGCAATGGGACAAGCAAAGTAAGAGTGAGCATTCAAGTGCTTGGTGTTAGTGGTTGCCACACACATCTGTGCTCGCACTGGATTACGACCCTTGTCTTCCAGCGCACCTTGATCAGGAACGAGTGGGACATCGTTCATGATTTGAATGACTTCGTTCAACGAGTTGTCAACGAGTTTTCCATCGGGTGCAGTGAAAGCAATGTCATCAAGGAGCAAAAACCACTTCATGGATGCCCACCCAGACCAAAATTTGTCGCAGGAATTGCGAGTGTACTTGAACTCGTCGCTTGTGGGCAGCCCCATGATCTTGCCAGCATATTGGTACAACATACTTGTGAAGGTGGACTTACCAACGCACGTCTTGCCATGAACTAGCAAGGAAAATGGTGGGCGTCGAGATTTCTGCGCTTCTCTGTACGTCGACAAATCAGCTTGCAACATGAGCAACTCATTCAGACCTTTCTTGACTGACAGAAGTTCCACGTTAGATGCGCGATCTCCAAACTTGAGGATAGCCTTCCCATCTTCGATGCACTGAGCAATATCAGCCACGAATTGAGGATGGTTGGTTCCCTGCGACTCCAGATCACCGCGGAACTGATACTCGCGTTTCACTTTCTGACAGGCGTCAAACCATGCCGCAAATGCCTTGGGACCATGGATGAATGTTTCCCATTTGTGCGTTTTTGCGTAGAGTAGAGAGCGTTGAATGAGCATGGCCAGGGTGTCGAGAATCGTTGTCATGAAGTTGACTCCCATCAATGGCGATTGTAACTCACGCTTGGCTGCGTAAGCTGCACGTTCGTCAATGTTGATACCAACCATGCTCATCACTCCAAGAGCCATAGCGTACTTGTATACGCGGCAAATTTGTTGTGCGAGTGTGCTGGACTGGATACCTTCCCAATTGGCGATGAGACTGCGCAAATCTGTTATGCGCTCCAATACATCATCAGCAGACTGGAGGACGGGGCCTTGCAAGTCTTCGATAACTGCGGAGAGGATACTAGCAACGCTGGCAACGATACTAGTACCAGTTCGCAACTTGAGAAAGACTGTCACTGCCAGGAGGCGGTCAGTGTTCGTTTTGGCGCGGAGCAACTGTAGACACAGAAGAGTAATGTCTTCGACAAAGTTGACGATGACAGGATCGGTGTACTTGTCCAAGAAGAACTTGGGGTCCATGGTCTCGGATTGTAACTTGTTTTTAGTCTTGGTTTTACGAAGCATTCGCTCCGAAAGACCGCTTTCAAGTCGTTCAGCCTTGGTCATGCAGGAGAAATCCTGATTGTTGACCGAAACAGAGTAACGCGATGTCGCGTAATACTCTGAAAGCATTTTGTACTTCTTCGCACGTTGCGAAAAAGGCACCACCCAGGGCGTGGTGGTGCGATGCTGAATGTCGTTCATAAACTCCAGTGATACTTCCGTCCGTGGGAAGAAAGGCACTGAGGCAGGCTTGGCGAAATAGTTCGCGTGGATCACAATAGCTGGGGCCTTCATTATCGTTGAATTGAAGGTCGTACTGTGAGGGTGGGGGGCCAGTATTATTCGGGCGTGGTACCTATAGCTGCAGAACTTCTACAGCGAAGCCTCCGGATTTTTACCTGAGAAGTGTTGATTCGAAACAAGAAGTGTAGTCTCTACATTGATAATTCATCATATCATCTTTTGGAGCAGATAATGAGTCTGCTCTTTTGTGGGTGTCAGCAAAAGCTGGAGGGACCTTACACAAAAGATGTATTCAGAACCCATGGTACAGTGTCGTCCTTTGTCGGAGCGGAGGGACTGCAACATGTTATCATAATGCTTCGAACGGTGCCATCACCATTCTACACGAGTCGTGAAACAAATTTTCCTGGACTAACAAATTTTATAATAGCTGAAAAGAAATTTTTATTTTGTTTTTTGTTTGAAAGCCAGTGGGAAAGATTTTAACGATTAATCAGTAAACGAGACTATTTTTGACATGATTTTTCTGGAACATAAAAAGCTGGTGTAATATCGTACGGAAACAGTAAAGCTCGATTTAGATACTTGGTCAAAGACCAACCAACTATAAATAAGAGGGGGGGGTGTGGATTTTGCTAGAAGCCACAAACTATCGGTCCTTCTTCGGAGATACATCCTAGTCACATTTCATTAAACGTAACCAAACTTAGAACCCGAGCAGCGCTCGGAGAGTCATAAATCAAATGGTTCCAAAAGTGTGAGTGCATAACTGTCGTACACAAAAGGGGATTGGCATCCCTACATATCACTCACATGGTGGTACAAGCCGCATCTCGCGGTTAAAGGGAGAATGTCGCCCCCTACGAGTAACACTACTTCTGGAACTGAATTCAATCGTTCCTCATACATACGGAGAGTCTCAAAGAGAGACTCCCC